TCAAGAAAAGTGCCATGCGCTCCGGAGGCCCTGAGTGAAGCGGCCAAACAGTGGGTTGCGCTCGGTGTCGCGTTCGGCTTCCAGGACCGTCAGTTCACGGTTGATCTGGTCGAAGTCCGCGCCCGTGACTCGGCACAGGGCAAGCGTGTGCGTGCGGCCGGGGATGTATTTCCCTGCCTTCCATTCGCTGATGCGCGGGCTCGGGATGCCCGCCGCTGCGAGCTGCTCGCGCTGCTCTTTGGTGAGGCCGTTCAAAAGCTCAATGAACGTCATTGCATCTCCTTACGGAATACTGTAAATTACGGTTGACCGTATCTTCCGGTTACCTGTAACTCTCATTCTGCCATCAGGGGTCCTCATGCGCGATCAAACAGACAGCCGCACTCACCCGCTTCCTCTCGGTAGGCCTGCCTATCCGATCCTCGATACGTGGCGCCCATACGTCGTGTGGCACGGCGCTCGGTTCATCGGTGTCTATTGGGCTCCGGACGCCCGGCGCGCCGCTTCGGACGCCCGCGCTGAGGCCGCTTCCTTCGGCCCTGTTTCCCTGCGTGGGGCGCGCCTGACTGTCGAACTTCACGCTGCGGCCGCACTGCCCGGCGTAGAGGCTGCTCGCGTTGCCTAACTGGCTGAGTCGCCCGCTCGAAGCGCGCTTTCGCCGCGCGTTTCCGGCAGTCGATTTGGCTGCGTCTTCCCAGGACGAACACACCATGCAATCCATCCTCGAAATTCTCGTCATCAACACCAAGACCGGTAAGTCGAAGAAGACCGGCAACGACTACAGCATCCCCGAGGCGCAGTGCGTGCTGCGCAACGACGACCAGTCCGTGGCGGCGGTCGGCGTGCTGGTCATCCCGAAGCACCTGGAAGATCAGGCCAAGCCGGGTCTGTTCACGGGCTCTTTCGCGCTCGAAGCCGCCACCTTCGGTGAGAACCAAGGCCGCATCGTCGCGAAGCTCGTGGGCCTCACGCCGCTGCCGCCGAGCGCGCTGCGCCGTCAAGCTGCACCGGCTGCGTGATGCAAGCCCTCGGCGGTTTCATCGCTGGTCTGCTCGTGTGTGCCTTGATTTGGCTGCACGGCGAGTGGGCTGAGCGGGCCTACCGCATTCAACGCGCTCGCCGTCGCGATCACAGCCGCGTGCCGGCCATCAAGTGATGTTTCGGTACTTCCTTCGTCGAGTCGTTGGCGCGGTTGCATCGCGGCTCGTCGGTCTTCTTTTCAAACTGTTCAAGGGATAGCTATGGATGACTGCGATCAGGAGCCTGACGAGCTCGAATGCGGGCTGTGTGAGTGGCGCGGTGACATCACCGATTTGGAGGAGTGCGAGTACGGGCGTGGCGGCCTGACGTGGTGGTGCCCCATGTGCGGCGAGCAGCAAACGGACTGACGGGCGGCCTATGCGTCTTCTCATTTGCACCACCGATGCGGACCCGTGTCCTGCTGCGCAGCAGGTGTGGACTACCACCGGGGAGATCCTCCAACCCGCTGAACTGGGCATCACTGCTGCCGACGTGGCGGCGGTCTATGCGGCCGGCTTTGCTGCCGTCCTCGGGGCGTGGCTGCTGGGCTACCCGGTCGGCGTCGTTGTCTCGTTGATCCGAAAGATATGAGCCTCCAGTGGAAAGCGCTGCGCGCAGTGCTCTCCGGTGCGGGCTGACCTTCACCATTTCATCAACCTAGTAGGAGTTTTCAATGAAGCTGTTCAACGTGGCCCGCAAGTACGGCGCCAAGATCTATCTCTCGTCGCTGGCTGCTGTCGGTTCGGTCGGTGCATTCGCTGCCGATGGCGACAACCCCATCGTGACCGTCATCAACAGCATCAGCCTCGCCGGCGTTGCTGCGGCCATCGCGGTGTTGGCGCTGGTCGTTGTGACCATCGCACTGACCATGAAGGGTCCGGACGTCGCCAAGCGCATCATCCGCAAGGTCTAAGGGCGTCCCATGACCGCAGGGGCACTGCTCGTTCTGTTCTATGGCGTTATCGCCTTGATCGGGGCGCTCAGTGCCCTTGTTTTTATTCTTGGTGTGAGGTCGCAGTGATGGCTATTCATCAGTCATGGAGGAAAGCACTCGTCGTGCTTCTGATGTTTGCCGTTGCGATTCCGAAAGCCAACGCGAATTTCATTGCGCGTACCGTCGTCGGGAACATGCTCATTAGCGGCAAGGGTGCATCTGTCGTGCTGACGCCTACAGCTCGCGGTTCGATCTCTACCGCTGTGAAGGCTGGCACTGTTCCTCTTGAGAACTATGTCGGCGCTACTGCTTCTGCTGCTGGCAATGGTGCCGCGCAGGTCGCTGGTAAAACTGCTGTGCAGGTAGCGAATACGTCTGTTGCCGCGCAGGTCGTGGGGCAGATTACGAAAGCGGATATCGCTGGTGCTGTCGTGTCATGCGCGACTGGTGGCGCTATCGGATGCGCTATCGGCGTTGCCACTCCGCTTGCGATTGCCTACATGTCGCTTTCTGGTGCTCGTATCTCTCCGACCGTTCCTAACGGGTTGGAGCTTCGGGATCTCAGGATCTGCACCGTCGGGCCTTGTTATGAGTTCCTCGGGCCATATACGACGGATGGCAAGTACATGCGAGACCCGAACGCGGCCTGTGAGGCCAGTGTGGCAGCGGCAAATGCGTTGACAGGTTCCGCTGTGTGGAGCCTGCGGGCCGTGGAGCCCTACGGTAATGGCATCACCTACAACTGTCGCCCTCAACGCGGCACCGATACCAACTTTACGTGGACCCTTCAGGCGCGCCAAACGACTGTCCAATCGCCTACGTGGTATCCCGCCACGCCACAGGAAGTCAAGGATGCCTTGTACAAACAAAACCCTGCTCCTGCCATCGTTGATGAGCTTGCCAAGTACGGCAACATCACTTGGACCGGTAGCAACGTTAGCGTGTCTGGGCCTGCTGTTGTTCTCGGCCCCCAGGTCGTGACGACAAGCCAAAGCGGCAATAAGACGGTCGTTACTACTTCGCAGGATTCAACGCCTGTGACGTATTCCGGGCCCACCGTCACTGCTGGCAATCCGACTACAAACACTACGCGCACGATCACCACAAAGAATCCTGATGGCACCACCAGCACTGAAACGGAAACGTCCTCCACCACGACCACCGCTGGCACTGAGCCTGAGACCACCGGCACCCCTGAGACCGGCACCAAGGAACAAGAGGAGCCGCCTCCTACTGACACGCCATTGCCCCCCGTGCCGGACCTCTACACCCGCAAGTATCCGAACGGCATGGAGGGCATCTGGAATCAATACAAGGACCAGCTTAAGAACAGTCAGTTCATGCAGCTCGCGAAGAGCCTGATGCCCAGCGTTGGCGATGGCGGTACGTGCCCGGCATGGTCTCTAAATCTCAGTCTCGCCTCTTGGGCTGACTACGGCACGCATGATGTTGCGCCACCTTGTTGGGTATGGGACGTGGCTGCGGCTATCTTGGTAGTAAGCGCGTTGCTGTTGGCTCGGGCGTTGGTATTCGGGGGCTGATATGGCTGCTGCATTCACCATGTTGTTTGCCAAGATCGCGGCGGTGTTGGTGTGGATCGGTCAGCTATTTGTCAAGTGCTGGGTGGCCGTTTGGGATCTCGTGCGCGATGCGGCGTGCTGGCCGTTTGAACAGGTCATGAAGATTGCTGTTGCTGCCGTCTCTGCGCTTGATCTGAGCGCCCTCAACGGGCTCGTGAGCAGCGCTGGTAGCTTGCCCGCCGAGATTCTCAACATCCTCGGCCTTCTGCACGTTGGGACGTGCATCGCCATCATCACAGCGGCCATTGCTATTCGCATCGTGCTGCAGCTCGTCCCGTTTACGAGGCTCGGATCATGATCAATGGCCTGGAAGGAATCCCCGGCTCGGGGAAGAGTTACGAGGCTAGCGTCTTTCAGGTGCTGGCCGCGCTGCGTGAGGGGCGTAAGGTCATCACGAATCTGCCGCTGGTCGTCGATGCATACGCTTCCATCGACCCCGGCTATCGCATGTTGATCGAGATTCGGCGTGTCCCTGCGCCTGTGCGCGGCACCTGGGATGTCGACCGCGTGGACCCTGAAACGGGCGACGGCGAGGCGTTCGAGCTGTTCGCGGATGGGCACACTGAGAAAGCGCCGGAGGGCTCTCGTGTCTTCGGTACTGTCTGGGACTACTGGTCCGACTGGAAGCATCCGAAAACTGGGCTGGGGCCGCTGTTCGTCGTTGATGAATGCCACATCGCAATGCCGAAGCTCGGCACCGAAAAGGCAGTGATCGAGTGGTACAAGCTGCATCGCCACTTCAACGCGGAAGTGCTGCTGGCTACCCAGAAATTCCGCGATATGTGCCAGGACATCGCCGGCCTGATGGCGATGGTGATCAAGGTTCGCAAGGCGGACATTCTGGGCAAGCCTGACAGCTACATTCGCAAGGTGCACGCGGGTTATCGCGGCGCGGTGATTCAGGAAAGCATCCGCAAGTACGAGCCGCATTTCTTCACACTGTATAAGAGCCACACACAGGGGAATTCGGTCCTGGAGTCGGGTGCTGCTGATGTGGCCCCCATCTCGGTCAAGCTCAAGCGGTGGACTCGGGCCATGTGGGCCATCACTGCTGTTGCCGGCGTAGGCGCTTATTTCTTCTGGAATCGAACCCCGCCCGTTCCTGCGCCTGTGAAGGCTCCAGTTGTCGCACGCGGGGCTACGTCCGCACCTGCCCCGGTTAAGCCTGTTGTATCGGGCGTAGAGGCCTCTGACGCACCTTCCAAGGTCCAGCCGGCTGCGGAGAAACCTGCGCTGCAGGAT